ACCTAAAGCAGACAATAGACCCATATGTATACTTTATAGCATAAAACGTACTAATAGTGCAAATTAGACAAAGATTTGCGCGGTTTGTTGTGGGCGTGTCAACTGGCTTACGACCATGGCTAAGGATATTGCAGCTGTAACGTCGCCTGCAGATTTACGCCTAATAATTCGCCAGCCTGCATCGCTAGTCTTAGCAGCACAGTTATTTAGGTGCTGTACTAGATCTGCCTGACCACTATGCACCATTCTGCCGTTAGCCATAGCATCTGATAGATCCGAGCATGCCTGGTAAAACGCTTGACCCGATACGTCTTGCATACGCCATCCGCTTTGCTCTAATCGTGTTGCTATTGACTGCGTGGCATACTTGTCAAAACAAATAATATGTGGATGATATTTCTTAGCCCATTCATTTATATCGCTTGACATTTTAATCTCATCTATTGCAATATCACTATGCCAAAGTTGTGCAAGTCCGACTGCTATCTTGCCGTCTTTCATTTGACCCATAATTAAAGCACCTGATCTTCTTGTAGGTGCAATATCAAAGGCCATTATAGTCATAGGCCCGACAGGGATCTCTAGTGTGCTGTCACTGCATGCTTCTATACTGCCATACACCCAAGGACTAACTGCGCTATCTACCCACTGGCATAACATCTCAGTACGTGTAGCTTCTATGCTATTTGTGTTTACAGATTCTTCTAATGTTTCTTCTGTTATTAAATGCCCTAGTGCTGGATTAGCCATAGCCCAGGCTTTGCGATCATGGACTTTACAATGCTGTGGTGCGCTGTATTCGTAATAACCTAAATTGTCTGGCGGATAAGATTTGCAACGCTCTACTAAATCATTAAGTACCGTACTAAATCCATCACCTGCGTTACTTGTCATTAAAGTCATGGCTGCCGGTCTTGCACGAGTGACTGGCAATGCAGCTGTATACGCTTCTGTTGTCCACTCACGTAACTCATCTATGTATAGGAAATCTGCAGTCTTACCACGTGGTGCATCTCTAGTCGCTGCCGCTATCTCATACCTAGCACCGTTATTTAATGTAATAGATTCTTGACCATTAGCAAGTCTTATCTGTCTAATCTGTTTTAGTAGAAATTCATTGTCTTGTATTGTGTAAGCAACTTGTCTAAATGTATCTAATGCCATATTACGGTTAGAAGACATACCCAGCACGTTCTTAGATCCCCATAGGAAGAGATGCGACAGTATTAACATACGTGCCAGGTGCGTCTTGCCGTTTTGACGGGCGACTAATACTAGAGCTGTTTTCTTACGCCACATACCAGCATCATCTACAGCTAGTAGATCATCTAAGACCCAGCGTTGCCATGGGATAAGTGGTAGCCCTATCTTCTCGGCTAGATCTGCTACTTCTTGTGATTTAGATGGGCCTTTTAATAAAGGCGTGTGGATTCTAGGCTCAGTGCTGCCAATTAGCCCGACCCCTCGTGGCGTCTGTTTTAGTTCGGTATCACTTTGCATCGAAGTCAAGCGTATCAGGTTTAATAAATGGTGAGTCTGGCACTGTTCGGACTGTCTCAGGGAGAGAACGTTGTGAAAAGACAGGGGGGGTCGCCTTGTGGCTAAAAAAACGGCCACCTTTAGCGCTATTACATGACTTACACATAGACTGCAAGTTATCAGGTGCCCACATGTCACCACCCTTTACACGTGGAATGATGTGATCTACTGTGTGTGCAGGCCCACCACAAGTAGCACATTGCCAACCATCACGGTCAAGTATGGTAATGCGTAGCTTCTTCCACTTACCTGTGCTTATTGCTTTACGACTCAATGCCATCCTTTAATCTTGAAATGATGTAATGCTTTACACATAGACCCATATCTATTGTTAATGTATTTAATACCCCAGTCTATCTGCTTAGTACCATCTACTGTGGCTAAATACTTAGACCTACCTTGTGGTATGCCATAGTGTGAGCCATTACGAGCTTTAGGATTGAATCTACTTTCATTGTGATACAGCTCTACTAAACAGTATGTTTCATCTAAATCATTTAATGTAATCAATATGTACTGCTTGTAATGTGTTGGTTTGTAATTCTCTTTAGCAACGGAATAATCTTTTACAAAGACAAAGTTAAATGTAATTAACAATAAGGTGGCCCAAACTCTGCACCTTCCGGGCCTTGCCCTTGGCGGCCCAGCTTTGTGATTTAAGATCACATGCTTGTTTAGGGTAGCATGCCCTGTCAAATCAATTAACATAACCGCAGGTCAGACGGCAAGTCATGATGCGCAGATCATCGGTCTCTAACCAAGTCTCAACATAGCCACCATCACTCATGGCTTACTACCCCACCCATTACCCTTGAAGACAATGCCTGGTGCTGAGTACAATCGATTCATAATTGTCATGCATTTAGGGCATTCCATAATAGGTAGATTATCTGCATAAGAGCTGCTAGTAGATCCATAAGTGCCACATTCAGCACAGCTGTATTCATAGGTAGGCATTACTTAGCCCCTATCAATGCACAAGTGTGGCAACCGCTGCCTAGGAATTGCCAGCCACCACACTGCTTGCACCTATCTAAGTCACTATCTGGAATGTGCAAAGCCTCAGCTATATTTTTGACGCCAACACAGCCACAGTCCATGCACTGATAAGCCTTAAATCCCTCAGGCGTATCTAATTGATCCAGCCATAAGAACTCGGTCTTACGATCACAGCCATTACACTTAAATTTTGTGTACATGTGATAAAATCCCCTTCCTTATTGTCTGCAATGACACTGAGTACATACCAAATACTGTCCATCATGTAATAACCTGTCATCATTACACGATACACATCTATCGGTACTTAGGTTTAGGCTTTCTTTATCGTTTTCCATGCGTAATGTAAAGCCTGAACCGTTCCTTACTTCAATAAATCCCATTACTCCTCCTTTCCTTGTGGAAAGAACCAATTACCGTTCGCATCTTGCTTAGCCCATATTGCATGCTCTTTAATACGATCTAAACACAAATACCCGTAATACGGTTTCCCGTTGGTCTTGGATATTCCTGTTACTAAGTTATTACCTTTCGCACAGCATGCCGGTGGTGCTTTAGGTGGTGTGACTGTTGCAGCTTTAACCCAGTCCTCATTACTGATAGGCAAAGGATCTGTGCGATCTACTGAAAATGTTTCTGACACAGCTTGAAACTTATTTACCGATGCCATTTCTTCTCTGCTTGGACGCTTACCTTTAGCTGAGAGACCCGCATTTGAAATCGCTCTACCAATTGCGCTTGTTTCGCAGTTAGGTAAAGCAAAATTCGCATTAACGCCACGATCACTAACAGTCTCGCTCGCAATTCCAGTAGCGTACGGTTTTTGATCGACTTCGGTTCTGAATAGCCTACAAATAACAATGAATCTAGTGTTTGAGGCCTCGACAACTTCTGTTTCCAATCTTCCATCTGGGAACTCCTTCCACCATTTATGTAGTCTTTCGTCTACGGTTTCGTAATTACTTAGATCAAATGCCATTAGTCTTTCCAATCGTCTGAGTTGTCAATCTCTGCATCGTAGACCGTCTTGTAAAGTGCGGTGTATGCAGCGATGTCGATAAGACTGTCGAGGTGACCAGGTGACTCTTGTAACCTACTGATCTTTTGTAAGATATTGATAATACATATGTCGTGTGGCATGAGTGGGTAATCAATATACGAACTGACAAGCTTTGAAATCCGCTCCATGTTATGTAATGGATGTCCGTAAACTGTGCCGCGCTCGTGAATGAGTTTAGTAGCGGTTGCAAAAAACGCCTCAGTTGTTGTTGGCATCGATTTTGCTATCTGTCATTCTTCGGTGCATGTCAAAGCCATCTTTACGGCCTTTCCAATAACCTGACTGGAATGCATTATCTTTAATTGTTGAGTAAACGCCCCAAGCAATAAAATAACCTAACACGCTATAAAGCACTATCCATGGTGCTGTTGTTTCTATCATGTAGCCCTACTTTCCATACCACAATTTGTGGCATAGCAATAGTGTGACATGTGTGTACGACTTTGTGGATTATTTAGGGCGTAGTTTGTATAACGATTAGGTAACGATGTTACCCGTAA